TGCATTGAGAGCTTTTAATAACAGATAACTCAATGTGCTGTACTGCCGCTAGGGCCTGGGTATTCTGCCCTAAACTTACCACAATCCTGCTGTCTCGCACCAGATCGCCGTTGATACTGGTTTGATTGTTGCGCCATTCTGCAAACGAAATACCTGGTGCATAAGGATGTGAATTGCTCCAATTTAGATCTTGCCATCTGTAACAATCACGTTTGATCACACGTCGTTCAGAATCTCTCATGATCAACTGCATCACAGGGGTAGAACCAATAAATGCATCATTAACAAGGTGTAACTTTTGGTAGTCGTTAAATCCCAAGGTATTCTGCCATTTGGCCCAGCGATTGGGATCCTGAGCAATCACTCTGATATAGGTTTGATTGGCACAGTCCTGATTGTGATTCCAACAGTTTCTTGCTTGAGGATTCTGTGAGGCAGCCTGTAGCACTTCGTGCAGGCTGGTTATGTAACTATAGTTCCACTTCAATGAAAACGGAATTTCAATCAACGCTTGACGATACTCGTCCATTCTTAACACAGTAGCACCCAAGGTGATGTCAAACGCACGTCGGGGAAAATCCGCTAGAACCCGGGACACAACTTGATCACCACTGGCTCGTTCAGTCAGCAAAGTCTCTACTCTGGCACTAGCCACCGGACCGTTTAGTTGTCCTGCTACAGAAGATCTTCCCAAGATCCTGTTGGCAATGGCGCTGTGACTGACCCATACATCCATGACCAGCACCGAGTTATTGCCACGTGTGCTCTTGCTCAATATTTTGTAGTCTGTGACGTAGCCACTGCTGTAGTTGTACACATCATTCTTGATCAGTTGTTTTTTGTCCGACTCTCGTTCGCTGAGAATCAACGTGCCCACAGCTTGATCTACTGCCAGTACAAACCCATTATGCCTGGCTTCGTTGTCGTTGACACCTTGTGCCTCAACTTGAATGTAGAACGATCGGGTCTGATTCTTCAGTAACCACTGTCCAACAGTGATTGCAATACTGAGGTTTGAATTAGCATGCGCCACACCTAATGCTAGGAATAGCATTACTGCAATTAGTTTTTTCATGGCAGATCAACGAGTGTTACCAAATTTATTTTGCAACATATTGGCAGTGCGCTCACTGGTCTTGTCCCAACGAATGGTCACTGCTACTTCTTGGCCGCCAACAACTTCTTCTTTGACTGTGTAGAACCCTCTAAGGATTGCTGAACTGTTGGCTCGTACACTGGATGTCAGTCTCATGGCAGTGTCGTTGCTGTTTTCACGCACACTCACATTGGTCTGATTGGCTTCTTTGTCGGTCATCTCTACAGGATCATGACCACCATGATTGGTATTGAGTTTGTCTTTGGCTTTTTCCACGTTCTTGGCAATGGTACTGGTCACTCGTGAGCTGTTGATCTCTTCACGAATAAAGTGAGCAACATTGGCACGAGCATTGTTGCCAGCATGGATCAGGGCTGTTTTACGATTCATCACAGTGTTGCCATTGGATGGTGCTGTGCCCACAGCTTCGATACTTACAATTTCACAGTCGTCTTTGAACGGTTTGTACCAGCGGCAGTTGGTCTCAATCTTCACACGCTCACTTACAAAACTTGTGGCCAGTTTCTGATTGCGAACTTGTTCATCACTGTTGGTAACTGCTGTGGTTGAACAACCGGTTATGGCCAAAGCGGCTACTAGGGTCAGTAATTTAAAATTCATTTCAATCTCCAAAAAGTTTAAGATAGTGTATTGTAACGCAAAAAGATTTATTCGTCAACTTGATCAATACCAAAATGGCGTCTGACTGCCCGGCTGGTGTTCCATCCAATGTTTTGGAACAAGTTTCGGTCAATCACTGTGGTGCATTCTTCCACAATCAACTCGGCAAACTTTTGGTATGCTAGTTCACATTCTTCAGCACCCAACCATTTGGGCCACGGTTCGCCTTTGACGTCCACATACATTCCTGCCTCTTGAGCAAGTTCTTGAATTCGTTTGTTCATGTTCTTTCCTCAATGGAGTAAAACCAATCATCCCCGGCTGACCACTTGCGTGTGCCATCCACTGTGAATATGGTCTGTGCGGCTTTGAAGTCTGGAAATTTCACTGTGCCCGAAATCAAACTTTGATCGTACCACAAGCATCGATTGTTGGGCTGGCAGGCAAACTGCCCGTTTTCTAATCGAATAAAGTTAAAGCTCTTGTGTTCTTCGGCAACTTCGGTAAAACCGGTGTCCACATCCATACCGTCGGCACAAAAGTCCACAGTGAACAAATAGGTTCCGTGATGCCATTCTTTGTCTTTGCCCAGGAACTTAACCCCTAGATTACGCAGACCTATTTTTTCAATGATAGTGAAACGATATCCCATGCAGTCCCAAAGCTGAAGTATATCTATAGGTAGATTGCCGGTGTGGTCTTGTTGCCATACATAGGCATGAATTGGCAATTTGTCGTAGAGTGCTCCGTAGTTGGGCAACAAGCTCTCAATACGAAACACTTGCCCACGTAGAGCCTTGAGACTGACCCAGATGGCAGGTTCAAGTTCTCCATGTCCTTGTTCAAAGTTATAGAGAAATTCTCGTTTTACCCAACACTTGATGGGCGGTAATGATCCCACAATGTAACTCATGCTGTGTCCTGGTTGCGATGTTTGACCTTGCGATTATACACAATCTTGGATTTTTCCGCACGTGATTTGAACGGAGTGTCGCGGGCGTACAACTCTACAGCACGTCTGCGCAGTCTAGGTATTTGTAATACTAAAGTTATAGGTTTCATGTTTATTCCATAAAAAAATCCGATCCATGCGTTATTATAGCACGAACCGGATTATGTGTCAAGTACCCTTACAGAGTACAGGGCAATTACTTCTTAGAAGTAGTAGATTGGTAAGCCTTCATGATACCTTCACCAAACTTGGTGTAGTCAAACTTCATGGCTTCTTGTGAGGCTTTGACCATTTCGCTGGTTAGTGTAGCAAATGTATCTGTACCAACTTTGGCAGCTTTCTTTGTGTAAGAGGCTTGCTCATCAATGAACGTGTTCATTGCGTCTGCGATTTTTTCGTTTTGGACAAATGTCTTGACAAATTGTTTTTTACCGGTTTGTACGGCGTCGATTGTTGCGTCTAATGTAAACATAATTTTCTCCTATTAAGCGAGTTTACTATAAGGCCCGACCTATTCAGCACCCTATGTTCTATTGTAACATTATTTATGTTGCAGTGCAAGGTAAAACGATATTTTTTCTAGTGAACGGTCACTAATAAATAAATGTATAGGAGAACATTATGTTTACAAAAATCAAAGAATTCTTGTTTGGCAAAGACCCGGTACAATCACCTGTGGCGGCGCCTTACAAGGTTGATGCACCGGCAGAAGTTGGCAAGCCAGCTGACGATCGAGTTGAAGCACCTGCACCAGTTGCGGCTGCCAAAACGGCTGCCAAGGCACCTGCCAAGAAAGCACCAGCACCAAAAGCTGAGCCTAAGCCCAAATCACCACCAAAACCACGAGCTCCGCGAAAGCCTGCGGCCAAGTAAAAAGTTGGCGTTCTAATATTTTATACCCTTGTTATATCAAATTTTAAGTTGGGATGATCAGGGTAATTCACAATTACTTCGCCCTCAGGACATTTGTATTTGATATGAGCCAGTAAAGTTGCTGGCCCTGGTGCAACTTTGGCAGGATCAGCAAGTGTGATGCGATACCCAAACTTATCAATTTTTTGAGAAGCAGGACCGGAAAACACACTAATAGAACTCTTGGCATCATGTACCTGAAACTCTGAATCTTTTACTTCCAGTTTGAATTCTTTTACTTCACAGTCATCTCGGTGTTTTTCTCTAGCTACCACCACCGCAAATTCACCATTTGCCGGTCCTGACTCAATTTTAAAATACTCTCCGTGCCAGGTCAATATAGGCTGTGTGGGTTTTAATTTATCCCAGAGTGTATAACTGCCGCCCGCTAATGCTAAACTAGCTGTGATAGCCCCTATACCTTTAGTGATTGTTTCTAGAGATAGTTCCATAGTGTTTACTTTATTTTTTTGTAAACATTGCTTGGAATTTTTCTTGCATTGTTTTTGCAAACTCAGGTTGTGGAAAATTCCAGCCTACAAACGCACCTATTGCTAGCCAAAGTAAAATATCTAACATAATTTTCTCCCTTTGGGTATTTATCCGGAATAGTTATAGTCCTACTTTGCCTAATAACAAATTAACAATCTTGTTTGACAAATCGTCTGGCAAGAATTTTAAAAAACCTAGGAAGTATAAAGCTACACAGCCGTAAACAAATATCTTTAGGCACATATCAAATGTTTTTTGGTATTCGTTCATCTTCCACACCTGTTGCCTGTTTGACAAAACTGCACTAGTTCATAACCTCCAATAAACAATAAAAACAACACAAAAGCAGATCCGCCTAGTATCATAGCCCATTCGTTTAACTCTTGTTCTTTTTGCTTACGTGCTCGTTCTTGAGCATTATAAAGCCTTATTTCTTGTGCATCATCTGCATTCATTTGTGCTTCACGTGCTTTGATCTTGTTCCACACGTCAATCTTGCCTGTCTGCATGAACAACATCTTGAGTTCTTCTTCAAAGGCCCTGGCCTGTTCCAGTGCCATCTCTATTTGAAGTGCAGTTCCCATATTGGAACCCTTCTTGGACTTTTTAGCCTCTATCAATGCTTTGGTTGCTGTACTCTTGGCATCAAACATCTTGCCAATCATGGGCGCAAGAGAGCCTAGGTCATTGGCAACCTGACTGGCCTTCTTGACAAGACTGATGGCAGACTGTATACCTGCTAATGCTGTAATTGGGTCTATCAATTTTTTACTCCCCTTTACAAATTTCTTTGTGTAATCTATGAGAGCAATCTTTTTTACGCCATTCCAGACATGTTACTTTTCTACCATACACATCCCCACTCCAGGTCCATCGCACACACTCGTTGGTGGTTGTATTGTCAGAGTTTCTGGCATTGGTAGTTTGTGCAGATGGAATCGCTAGACTTACAAGACTAGCCAGTCCTAGAGCGATTTTTTTTATCATTATTGCTCACTTTATAATTCTTATTATGTTAATATTTATTGCTGTTAGAGCAAATATTCAGTAAGTATAAAAAAGCCCCTTTCGGGGCTAGTGCTGGTTACGAGACTCCAGCCACACTCTATTTTGTGTGCAATTTATTTGATCTGTGTCCAAACTCGTTCACGAATCTGTTTAGTCAAACTGTCTGGCAATGCTACATAGTCTAAGTCTGCGGCATCTTTCTTGCCATTCTTAAATGCCCAATCAAAGAACTTTAGCACTTCGTCGCTGGTGGCTTTGCTCTTTGGTTCTTTGTACATGATGATGAAACTGGCTGAGCTCACGGGCCAAGCATTGGGATTCTTTTGATCTACGATGCTGAGTCCCATACCAGGAACACTAAACCAATCGGCACCATCTGCGGCTGCGGCAAAGGTTAAATCATCCGGACTAACGTACTTGCCACTCTTGTTTTGTAGTTGTAGGAATGTCATGTTGTTCTTTTTAACATAAGCATACTCTACATAACCAATTGAACCTTTGATTCTGTTAACGTTGGCAGCAACACCTTCGTTGCCCTTGCCGCCTACACTATTTGCGGCAGGCCACTTGACTGCGGCACCACGACCTACACGCTGTAGCCACTCTGGACTAACAGTGGCAAGATAATCTGTCCAGTTAAATGTTGTGCCACTACCATCAGCACGGTGAACAATGGTAATTTCTGTGTCGGGTAGTTTTTTACCTGGATTCAATGCTGTAAGTTTAGGATCATTCCATTTAGCAATAGTACCCATGAATACTTCAGCCATTACAGGTCCAGTAATCTTTAGTTCGCCTGGCTTGATACCATCTAGGTTAACTACAGGAACAGTGCCGCCAATGATAGCAGGAAACTGCACTTGTCCCATTTTGTCTAGATCTTCGCCTTTAACTGGCGCATCTGTTGCACCAAAGTCTACCGTCTTTGCGTTGATTTGTCTAATGCCACCTGAACTACCAATGCTTTGATAGTTCAAACTGTTGCCGGTTGCTTTCTTGTATCCTTCGGCCCATTTAGAATAGATAGGCATTGGAAAAGTTGCACCAGCGCCTGTGATGTCTGCGTGTGCTGATAAAGCAACTGCGGTTAATAAGATTGCTAGTAGTTTGTTCACTGAGTTCTCCTTGTTGTGACAAGATTATTTAAGGAGAATAATATTACAATTTTGTTACAGAAATCTGGTTATTCAGGGACTCTGGTCCAGGCTATCAGTGCTCGTTTGCCCGGGATACCATTTGCTAGAAAGTTGTCACTGGTGTGAAACTTAAATCTTGCGGCAGCAAACATACTGCCTTTTTTCCACTTGAAGATGTCTTCTATAGTGAACCAGTCAAACAAATTGCTGGGAATATGACTGAAGTACTGTTCTCTTGTGGCTGCATCTATTGTGGGATTTGCATAGGGAGGAACATCTTTTGTGTACTCATGTGGTTCTTTGACAATACTGCCTTCCTTGAACACTATGGTATGGCTGTCATAAGTGTCCAAGGGAATGATCAAGGTCCATGCAGGTACTGTGGGTTCAGGACTTTTTTTCCAACCACTGGCCACATCACTGTGTACTCTGTAAGGATCAACGCAGTCAAAAATGTGTATTTGTTCAAAAAACAAGTCCTGGCCAAATGCCTCTTGAAACTTGGGTGCCAGTATATCAACTACCGTAGCAAAGTGCGAGTCATAGTAATCAAACACATAGTAGTCACCAGACTTGACAATCTCCCCAGACGGAGTGGGATTGAAGTTTTCATGCGGCTTCACTGCCATGACCATGGATTCAATGGTGTCTATTTCAGCATCAGACAAAAAGTTGTCAATAATTTTTGAGTCAAAGTTCATGTGCATATTTACATCAACATACGAATCAGACCCACACTATCAATGGTTGTTAGCAAGATGTAGTTAGCCAACATGCCAAAAGATTTCCTAGTCCAACTAGCCCAAGCATACATGGCACAGCCAGTAATCCAAATAGGATAAAGAGTAAGAAGCGGAGGCGTGGGGACTGTGAGTGCCATAGTAATACTGCAACCAATGCTGATAGCCCAAGCAAGAAGCTCAACAACAAAACGAATTCGGTTGGACTTAAAATCATCTCTTATCCAATCAAATGTGTTAAGCAATATATCGTTCATAAACTTGTTCACTGGCTAGATTCTTGCCTTTGGCTTCGCATTGAATATCAAAGTTGTCAGCAAAGGTCAAGGCCCAGTCTGTCACAGCGTCATTCCAATAGAAGTCGCTGTGGGCTCGTAGTTTCTGTTTCTTATAACCTCTAGCAAGAAGTTCAGCAAGATCGGGTCTAGTTCCTCGGTCATGGTCAACCAAAACGTCCTCGCGACTAACACTATAATGAAGTGCAGGACGAGTGCCGCGCCAAGAGTCAATAACCCGCTTGACACGATCGTCCTGCGCGGTGATGTATTCCCCTGAGTTAATCCAGTGGTGGTGTAGATCCAATACAAGAGCCACATGCTGAGCCACAGCCAAAGTAGTGTCAAGTCCATTTGTCATCTCATCATTCTCGATGGTAATTAAGTTTCTTGCTTCGGGGCTGAGTCTACCCAGTGTACGCAAGAATTTAGCGGGCCCACCTTTACCGCTCAAGTGTACGTTGATCTTAAAGCCGTTGTCGTGCCAGGTATTACCATAACCCATCCAACGTGCCATATCAGCGTGGTATTCAAATTCCAATATTGAACGTTCTACAATTTCATCTGCTTCACTTGCTAGTACACAAAATTGGCCAGGATGAAAGCTCAAACGCACACCGTATTTACGTGCGGCTTCGCCAATTGGGGCAAAGATCTTGGCACAATGATCCTGAATTTCTTGTCGTTGCCACCACGCAATCCAGTTGGGCTCAGTGTAGCCCTGTAGCATTTCGCTACCAAGACGTACCATTCTACGTTCAACGGGCAAGGTGGCCACACGTTCAATCATCCGCACAGCCGCTGACGCATTGTGATTCATGATGTCCCATTGACGCTGGTCTGCTTCGGACGCATGTTCGCGAAGCCACCTCATGGTAGTTGATCTGCCGTTTAGGTCACGGTCCACTGCGTTGACTTTCATGCCACCACATTCAGAGGGGTCATTAAGCCACTTGCAACAAAAGCCAATTCGTGTGTTCATATGAGTATTATATACTCAATTGTACAAAAAGTCAACTTCTTGCTTGCCGAACTAGATCTAGTGTGACGCAATGGAATCCACCGCCCAATGTTCGGCTGTGGCGTAGTTCCAACGGAATCACTGTAAATCGGTAACTTTCCAAAGTTTTGATCAATTCGGTTTGGTGCCGATCCACAATCACAGTTTCGGGATCCACTGTAAGCATGTTCATTGCTATCCATTTTGAAGCATAAGGATAACCGTAAAAACCTTGCGGTACTACATTGTTAATCCAAATCTTTTGCCAACCTTCAAACACCCGGGGTACATTATCAAAGTTCACACGGCTGGCGTTGAGCATGACCAAGCCTTCGCGCAGGGCCACAATGGTTGAATCAATGTGAACTCCGGCATAGAAATTGCACATCTCTATTGTGACATTGGGAAATTGATCGCATAACCAATTGTATGCTGACTTGCTGCCTGATGCACTTTCCAAGAACAACATCTTGTTTGGGCCTAGACGCAACACGTTGGCAGCATCTAATACCATGTCACCGCCACGTGGCATATGTCGGATTTCTCCAGCATAGGTTAATATGTCGTGATAGCACTGATATTCCATGTCTCGGCAAGGATACATCATAGCAGGATCAATCACAACATCGCCATGTATAATAAAACGATCACGTGGGCAATAGTTGTACAAGCCATCGTGGGCCTGAAAGTTCATGTTTTCTGGGCGTAGTACTTCCACACCCAAGTTGCCCAGTGTGTTGGCCAAGATGTCAAGATCTTCATTGGCTTCGTCTATGATCCAGTCTGGCACAGGCCCTGACGGCACAGGTGTGTCAGTCCAGGTGGTCTTTTGGCTCTCTAAGCTAAACACAGGATCGTGTATGGGCCAGTTGGCATGATCTGCACGGCCAACAACAATCTTTTTCAATGGGTCCCACTCGTTAAATGTGCTGATCATAAATGTCCTGTGATTTGTAGTGTATAACGATCTTCTAGCCCAACGTTGGCGGCCATGTGCGGAGTATCATATATCCAGTCCACCGTGGTACCTGCTTGCCATTTCACATAGGGTTCACCTGCTACTTCAAGATAATGTCCAGATTTCCAATCTTCCAGCAATACCAAAGCACGACGAATACTGGTCTCTTGACCTTGCAGGTTGAACAGTTCAATGTAACGTTTGTAGAGATCTTGATGTACCGGCATCACTGTGCCTGTGGGCATGCGATAAAACGCCAGGCCAATATCTTTCCAGCCTAATTCGGTGTAAATGCTGATAAACCTATCAGCCCAACGCGGCAAGCGATGACGCATGTCGCACAGGTCACCACATATTTTAGTGTGATAACCTTGTGACAACCATAGAGCCACGCTGGCAGGATCGTTAAAGGGCTCTTGAATGTAATCAAGAGTTTTGAACTCGTCGTCCCAAAATACTGGAAGGTTGTACTTATTGGCCACGTGTGTTGCCATAATGAACAACTCGATACTCAGAGGTAGATGCTAATTTGCGCCATGGATCAACAATGATCGATCCTGGCTTGATATCACAGTAGGCCTGGGTGTCTTGTTGTTCGCCTGTGTACTCGTAAGTGATTTTTCTGTTATGTGCCCAAAGGAACACAGCAGGTCCAGCAACTTCCGCAACAACTTCGTCCTGGTTATCTGCAAGTGGATCAACATACACAACTGGCATGCCTGCTTCTTTAACATAATGCCCAACCAAGGTTGAGTAGCTGCCAATGCAGTATTCAACGTCAGGTTTATAGGCTTTGCCGTGGATCACAATAGGCAAACCTGTTTTCTTAGATTCTTCAACCAGGAACAGACCCAAGTTTTTGGCCTGGATCTCACGAGCATGCATAATTGTGTCAAACAAGTCATAGCCCACTTCATAGTGTTCGGCCAACCAACGCAGGGCAATGTTGTCACGTGGGTGACATGCACCTGCATCGCCCATGCCTGCTGTCATATACTTGGGACCTTGAAGTCGCATGGTGCTTCGTGCCAGTGCGTTTGTAACAACGTCAACGTTGATATTACCAATCTTCATTGCAAAGTCTTGAATCATGTTAACAATACCAACCTTGGCTGAAATATAGGTGTTGTAGAAGATCTTGATAGCTTCACACTCGTCCCATGTGCCAATTTCGTAACGTGGATCGTTGTTCATGATAGTTTTGTATAATGCAATCAACTCGCCCGCAATGCCTGTGAGCTCGCCATCTTCTGTACCAATAATAACCATTTCAGGATTGGCCATGTCCCACTTCACACTTCCCATGGCAATCAAGTAAGGATTGTACAAGAACTGATGCTTGCTGTCCAGCAATGGCACAAACTTGGCACGTGTGGTGCCAGGTAACACTGTAGAGATCAACACAACCTTCTTGCTGGTCTTAGCATGCTGGTTAACCTTGTTAATGGCATCAATCACAGCATCGTGTCCAAAATCTTTAGGAGTCATATGACTTGACGGAACTGATCCATCATAACCTTCTGCATGTGGTGTTGGCACAGCAATAAAAATCCATTCGCTTTCATTCACAAGTTCGTCAATGTCGCAAACTTTTACAGTGTCGCTAGAGCGTGGGTAAATATCATAACCCCGAACTTCGTGTTTCTCTGCCATAACTTCAGCGCAGTCAAGGCCAAGTTTACCAATACCAATAAATCCAATTTTTTTCATATATGAGCGTTCCTTTAGATAGATTATACAATCACTTAGACGGTTTGTGCAACCATGATGCTTTAATTTATCGCTTCTTTCCGCATGGCTCAAAAAAACTTGAACACTTACAGCCCTTGTATGATTTTAGCCAACGTGGATGGCAGTACCAAATCAAAACTCCTGGCATGTTGTGTCATGATCAAGAACCACTAATGTTTGATCAGTACTCTGAGCATGACATGTTGAATTATTTTGTAAATCACCACCCAGCAATACTTGATGATACCAAAGCTGTTAACCGAATAAAAACCTTGATTAATGCACAACATTTACGATCAGTAATCAGTGCCAGGCATGGCATATACGATACCACAATGTTGTTGCACAGTGAAAAAAACAGTGAAAATCTTGCAAAATATGAACAGGCAGGATTTGTAGGAGTGTACTGGTGGGCACACGCTGCCATTGCAATTGACTGGTATCGATATGCCCAGCATGATCTAGGGCTTGCTGTTGACTTTGACAATATACGTCAGGACTTTTTGGTATACAATCGCGCTTGGTCCGGCACACGTGAATATAGATTAAAGTTTACCGAGCTGGTGGTCAATGCAGACTTGCATTCTAAGTGCTGTATGAAATTTACTTCGCAATGTGACGATCAACAGTATTCTAAGTTTGATTTTAAAAACCCTAAACTAGCAATATCACGCTGGGATTTAGAAACACATTTTGATCCATGCACAATAGATGCCACTGCTAGTGCAGACTATCACACATCAGATTACGCACACACTGCAATAGAAGTAGTGCTGGAAACATTGTTTGACGATCAGCGATGGCACCTGACTGAAAAATCACTTAGACCAATTGCCTGTGGCAGACCATTTATACTGGCAGCCACTCCAAGAAGTTTAGAGTATCTTAGAAGTTATGGATTTGAAACTTTTGGTAATTTAATTGACGAGACTTACGATCAAATTGCAAACCCAGTTGAGAGACTGCAATGCATCACTGCGGAAATGTTGCGTATTAGTAAGTTGCCACAAAAACAAAAACTTCAACTATGGCAATCCTTATATGAAATTGCAGACCGTAACAAACAGTTATTTTTTAGTAATGCATGGCAACAACAAATTTTTGATGAGTTCGTTAGCAACTTTAATCAAAGTATTTCTACCATGGAACAGCAAAAAACAGGACAGCATTGGTTGAAATTTCGAGATGCGTGGGCCGCATGCCCTGATCAATTCAAACTTGCTGACTCAGTAATGTTAGAAAGTATGTTACATCAAGAAGAAGTTGAACAACTGTTAAATTGATTTTATGTATACTCCAGTCCAGTCAGATCCTGGAGGATTATTTCTGAACTCTCGTATACGATTTTGTATTTCTTCATAGAAAGTATCCACAGTGCCACCCCACTTGCCTTTGAGTTCTTCCAGGGCTTGCTCACAAAAATCCCAGTGTTGTTCACGATAATATTTGATCACATCTGCATGCAGTTTCTTGTGCGATTCTACCAGAGGGAATTCATTCAAGGGAATTTTTTCCACTACACAATACGCAGTAAATGGCTCCGCCCCGGGTGCGGCACAAATAGTATCTAATTCTAGTATAGTATGCCCATCAGGTATCAATTTAACAGAGTCTCCAAAAATAATGTTCATGTGTTTTCCTTTTAAATATGTATGATGAATTTTAATTTTGACTTAATTTCTGATTTGCATGTTGAGACCTGGTCTGAAGAAATAGACTGGACGGGCATTGCTACCAGTCCTGTATGCGTAGTTGTTGGAGATATATCCAAGGACAGAAACATTGTGGTCAAGGTGTTGACCAAACTTGGTCAATGCTATCAAGCTGTGTTTTACATAGATGGTAACGACGAGCATCATGATTACTTGCACACACTTGGGTATAGTTACGCTGATCTAGTGAGTCGGGTAAACAACATACCTAATGTAGTTTATCTACAAGACAATGTGGTAGTAATTGATGGCGTGGCTATTTTAGGTACCAATGGATGGTGGGGGTTTGATTTTGATCTTGGAATTGACTACGTCAGCAGTCAAGAATGGTATCGAGAAAAGTTTGGGTTAGCCGCCGACGCAACTCATGCAATATCACGTATGGCCAACAATGATGCCATGTACATGATCAACTCAGTCAAACGAATGCAAACGCATCAAGATGTCAAGAAGATTGTAATGATTACACATACTGTGCCTGATCCTGCACTAATCTCTCATGACATTGATCTCGAAGGCAAACTAAAGTTCAACACCATGGGCAACAGATACATGAAGCAGGCAATTGAAGTTGACACTGAAAAGAAACTGCATACCTGGTGTTTTGGTCATTATCACGGGTCAATTGATCAAACACGCAACGGTGTTAGATACGTGAACAACTGTCGCGGCCGGGGAGATACGCCATATGGTAAGCATGTATACTACCCCTTGCGGATCACAATTGATTATTGAAGGGTGTCGGGTTCTAGTTTGATTTGCAACGGATAGCTTTGGCTACGTGCAAACATTGTGACTTCGATGCCTTTTTGTTCGGCAATCTCATAAGGCAACACAGCAACCACAGCTGATCCAGCTTCGTGGATGTCTTCTGTGATGGTCATGGCAGTATTTTCAGTGTAGTCAAAAAATTCCACTAGAGATTCAATCACAAACTCCATTGTGGTTTGATTGTCGTTAAGGTATATTACCTTGTACATTGGCGGCTCTTTGATCTTTTCAGATGGTTTGATGCGTGAGCGGGTTTCAGCCATTATATTTCCTTGGGTTAGTGTGCGTGAATTTGCACGAGGTCTTTGTTGTTGAACTTTTTGTATTTTTTCCAATTGCCCGAGCAATGGATTTGTGATGCTTTGAAAAATATGCCACGGCCAGCTTGATATCTAAACACAGCATCCGGTGTAAGCCAGTCACCAAAATAAGTCTTGGTAAATGTTTCCATTGTGTGTTCAATATCTTCAGTTTCACTCCAGGTGTTTTTACGAGGATTAGAGTCACGACCGCCATTGGCCCAGGCCATAAACATTTCGTGCATGTGTTCACAGCTACGAGCCTCTTCTTGATATAACACCGCACTGTGTTCTGGAATGTCATCCAGTGCCATGATAATTGTGTAAGTGGGAAATTCTGCGTAATCTTTGCAGTAGTCGTCAACGTGTAAACTGTGCGGGTTGGTCTGGCGTTGATAGTTGGCCCAGATGTGTCGCACATTGGGTAAGAATTGTCTAGTCACACGATCAATGATTTTGTGTACTTCATATTCTGGCTTGATTAGAATTCGATGATCAACCACTTGTCCAGGTTCAAATTCTGGATGATCAGGAACATAGCCGTCGATCCAGGCTTCGCTCTGATGTTCATTGCGAAACTGTTTAAAGGCAGCAATTTCTTCTGCTGATATGATATTGTCTACTATTTGTGCTCGAAACATGTTTGTCCTAAAGTGGCAGCAATCCTGCTGCCACTGTATTTACACTATTATATTAGGAAGTGTACGTGATAGCAATAGTCTTTGGCTTGGCTTCCTCGGGTATTTCACGCTTTAGATGAATACTTAGAATACCAAGTTCAAGATGTGCTCCGGTAATTTCCACGTGATCCGCTAGTTGGAATTCTCTACGGAAACTACGCTCACTGATTCCTTTGTGCAGGTATTTTGCAGTCGAATCTTCATTCTCCACAGTTTCACGACTGTGCTTGCCTTCAATTACCAAGATTTTTTTGTCCTTGGTTACTGCAAGGTCATCGTACCCAAATCCAGCCACAGCCACGCTGATCATGTACTCGTCATCATTGACTTGTACAATATCATAAGGTGGATAGTTTGTTGAGCTTTGTTGAGCACTCACACGCATGAGATCATCAAACATGTTATCAAAACCGATACCAAATTTAGTGAGTGAGGGAATGTCGAAAGAGCGAAGGGTGAGAGTTTTTGTCATTTGTTTTCTCCTTTATTAAGCAAGATGACTTGTAATGTAGCCCCACTATGGGCACTACAAACATATTTATACAGGAAATCTCAACTGCTGTCAAGACTTTTCGATATTTTTTATTGTGTAATCACATGCCGTCCAGGTCATGGTAAAAAGAGTAAAATGTTCCGGGTGGTTTAGGCCAAGTCGATATTTTAAACCTTTGGCAACTTTGGTTGTGTAAGGTACCTTGTGGCGATTAGCCCAGGCACTAACTGTATCTTTGAGACTATCGAAACTGTCCATGCTTGTGATAATATCAAACTCAATGTACATTAGAACTGTTTTTTAGGCAACTCTTGTTCTCGCAGTTTCTTACGCCAGCGTTGTTTGGCTGCTGATGCCTTGAGCTTGCGCTGAGTTGTGGGTTTGATATAAAATTCACGCTCTCTCAGATCGTTTAACAATCCGTCAGCTTGTATTTTCTTTTTGAATTTGCGCAATGCCTTTTCTACATTGCCATCTGTGACTAGTACCGATCTTCCGTGTAATTTTTCCATAAATGCATTAGAGCTCCTTAGGACTATTTACCAGGGCTTGATCAATATCTACGTGCTTAATTCCGTCTGTGCGATAACGTGCTAGATTGTACATGTGTGGCAACAACACACGTTCTAGTTCTGAATGCAGACCACGAGCACCCGTTTTGTTTTTGATTGTGCGTTCTGCAATAAGATCCAAGCTGTCTGCAGTAAACTCAAGATCCACTTCATCCTGCTTGAACAACCACTGGTATTGACTTATGTAGTTGTGCTTGACTTCATTGAGTATGCGCACTAGAGCTGTTTTATCTAGTTCTTTGAGTGCAACCCATGCAGGGAAGCGTCCTACAAATTCAGGAATCAATCCAAAGCGCACTAGATCATCCGGAGTGGTTTGTGACAAGTGTAACTGCCCGTCTGTTTTGCTGGAAACTTCTGCTCCAAATCCAATGTTGGTACCTTGCACACGACTTTTAACAATGTTGTCTAGTCCAACAAATGCGCCACCGGCAATGAACAAGATATTTGTTGTGTCAATTTCAATAGTGTCGCCCGACGGGTGTTTGCGACCGCCTGTGGGCATGACTCTGCACTTGGTACCTTCTACCAGTTTGAGCAAGGCTTGTTGTACGCCCTCGCCTGACACATCTCTTGTGATACTGGTGCCTTCGCTCTTGCGAGAGATCTTGTCAATCTCGTCCACAAACACAATACCGCGTTGTGTTTTGTCAACATCACCGCCTGCGGCAGCATACAATCGACTGATCAAACTTTCAACATCGTCGCCTACATAGCCTGCTTCTGTTAGGCTGGTAGCATCTGCAATCACAAACGGCACATCTAAATAACGTGCTACAGTTTTGGCCAGCAATGTTTTACCAGATCCAGTTGGGCCAAGCATGAGAATGTTGGCTTTTTCAATTTCAGTGTTGGGATCTTTGTTACGAATGCGTTTGTAGTGATTGGCAATGGCCACACTCAACAACATCTTGGCATCGTCTTGCCCAATCACATATTGATCCAAATGTTTTCGAATCTCTCTAGGATCCAGATTGGGAGAAGCATCAGATATTTCAGGTTTATCTACCAGCAGTGTTTGGCACAAGTCCACGCACTCGTTGCAGATTGCAACACCTTCACCTACAATGAGTTTAGTCACTGTGTCTTTGTGTTTGTTACAAAAACTACAGGTGTCGAGATTATCAGTTGTTTTCATGTATTATTTGTTTTGGTTTGTAAACGTTGTGCCACTTGTTCTTGTTCGCTGGCGCTGAGTAAATCTACATCATATGATCCGCTATTGATTTTGTCAATGAGATGATCAATGTATGCTGTATCGTAAGTATAGTTATCTGCGGCGGCTTTGTCAACTAAAATCCAACGGTCTCCATTGAATTTGAACAACTGATTTGGTGCAACATCGGTGCGCACAAAACTGTCGCCACGTGCAGGAGCAGTAGGGAATGTGTTACCAAAGCTGGAGTTAGGAGTAGGCTTGAGATACTGCATCCAAGGTAGTTCTGTTATCTCGCCACGCTCTAACATGTTGCGTTGACCCTTTAGTGTTTCACCTGGATTGAGTTCTTTCCAGTGTTGCATGGCTGCTTTTTCTTCTGGTGTACCATAATCCTCAACTTCTGACTCAAAGCTAGGCATGTCAACGTACACCGGTTCACTAATGGGCTCGGTCTTGGCAACCATAGGTTTAAGATTTTCAAAATGCACAAACGGCTTGTCTAAGTAAGCATGTTTGGTTCGATCAAACTCTTGTATTACTTCTTCAACTTCTTCGTCGGTTGAAGGATATGTTGTTGTGGTAGTGTTGTACATCCAACCTGGGGATGATGGATCTGTACGTATCATCCAACTCGGTTTGTCTGCTGTTTCTTTTATCTGTGCAATTTGTTCATCAGTTAGTGGACCATCGTCTGGGGGATATGCAGGTTCGTCATGTACAAATCCACCTCGACCTTGACGTGCCCATTCAAACTGTTTGTTAGCGGCTAGAATCAGTGTGAGCGCCAGCGGATCAAACACCAGCACAATCATAATAATAACAAGACGTACTGCTTTTTCCAAAACATTGGCATCAGGATTATCTCCGTACACCAATGCGGCAATGTATTTTATAGGGCCAACCTCGGCTTCAATCTTGCGGAACTCTGCTGCCAACGGCGCTCGTTCTTCATTAAGCGTAATAATTGTTTTCTGGTCGGCTTGGATTTCAGCAAGGAGACGCCCACGTTCCTTTTGCTGAGCCCTACGGAGAGCCACGGACTTATCTGCCCCCGTTTCTGATGTACTTCGGCCCATGACTTGGTCAACTGCCTCGTCCATTTGTTTAAGCGCCTTGCGATTGACATCTATGTTCTCCCGAGCAGTTTTAATTTTTTCATCATATATAGCAACCTTGCTCATTGAATCGCCGGACACTAGGCTTTGATCACTGTGTGCCTTTGACAAGTATCCAAAGATACCCATTGATGTCAACAGCATGAGAAATGCCACAGCCGGTATCAAGTATGCTTTGAATGCCCAGCCGGCTCGTTTCCAGTTGTTGTGCAACCACACAGTGGCCACAATCTTGCCAAGTTCTAGACTGCCACCCATGATGATCACAGGGATGGTTGCTGCCGAGAAGATGGCTGTGAGACCTGCTACCGAATAATAGGCAGCCACAATGCTCAGTAGCAGAGCGGTGGCCAATATGCCAAAACCAAATATCATAGTGTTTATTTACCGGGATTTTTTATCACTATCACAGCGTGTTTAACTGCGCACCAGGTGGCAAACGACGGATCTGGCACTTCAAACCAAACGTGATTTTCAGGTCTATTTCTTTCCCATGCAAACTTTTCTAGTTTGCGTTTGACTCTGGGCTGGCCACGCCATCCATCACGGCCATATAGTGTTGTGGCCTCTTTCATGATTGCGTACCAAGTTTCGGTATCACGCAAATCAAACCAAATACGGTGCATGACCAAGGGCGTTGATTCAAGCGAGCTGATTGACGCAGACATACTCGACGCAGAGGTCTCTGTTTCAACAGACATTAAAAATATCCTTTCACTGTGTTAATCCCTAATGAGCATACTCCCGGGTATCAGCCGGGGTTTGGACGAATCCAGGGACAGTGTCGCAACCTATGTGACTTATGTTCACATGCCACGGTAGTAGCAGGCCTAGGAACCCCACCACACCATTGAACAGCACCATCTCCCTGATCATGCTCTATAATTATAACAACATGATCCAGTACTGTCAACAAGTCTGGCTAATTACGTTGGAAATGGCCAGTTGTTGCCGGCAGCGGGGCGAGTCTTTAATTTGATATTTTCTTCGATCACAGTGCCATCATCTTCGCACAGATCAACTTGGTATGGTGCAATGATGTGTACTGCGGCATCTTCTTCCGACCAATCATGTTCACCATCATACAACCAACCAGCACCACCTTCGTAGTAGGCTTCTTTTAACTCTTGCTGTTCAAGTTCTGTGATGTCATCGCTGAATTCCCACTCAATGCTGACGCTGTCATCAAACTCACAGCCCCAACCTGCGTCTGTTCGAGCGTAAGCAACTTTGTCACCCTCCCAAGGAAGATTACAATCCAAGTCTTCTTCAATAAAACCTTGTCCCCAACGATATGTTTCGTCAATGTTGAACCAACTGACGCTATCATCCGGGTTCTTACGATACATTTCTACATGATAGACAATGCTTTTCTTTTCTAGTGGTTTGATTAGATATACTTTACTCATCTTTGCCCTCATATACAACATTGCCTTCTTCGTCGGTCAACTCCAATGGACCTTGTAAAATGTAATCTGTGTCACTGTTTGACCAGCCTAGTTCTTCCATGCCATCAAAGTAATCTTCGTCCCAGGCTGTTTCAATCTCTGCTTGTTCTTCTTCCGTCATGTCCTCTGGAAATGTCCAATCAGCCCAGCATCCATCGTCAAGACTTGATAGTTCCCAATCATAATCACTTTCGCTTAGATTGTATTCTCCATTTTCTGGCTCAATAACAGGTTGTTCATCGCTTTCACAATAGAACTCGCCCCAGCGATAACCTTCTTCACGAATGATTACTTTGCCGTCTTTGTACCAGAACTGCTTTTCAACAGCAGACTTTTTGTGTAGAGTTTTGAGTGTCCAAGTTGCCATGATTAGTCATCCCGATCCATTTCAGTAACTTCTTTGATCAAGGACTGCAATTGATCCAAGGCAGGAACCATGAGTTTGACTGTCTTGTAATCGCCCTCACTGTCGCGGCCACTTACTTCAATCATGTATGCATTGTCATACATGTACACTTGAAATGACTCATTGACCTTGGCCAACTTGTCACTGATTTTGTTTACTGCTTTAGTCTTTGCCATTTTGTTTTCCTAATGTTTCTGGTGCGTGGTCTAACGCATCGTTGTATTCATCACGATAAAAATATGCATCTTCATCGTTAATAGTAACCGTCAAGTCACTATGTCGTAAATCATAATCCACAAAATTATGATTGTCATCGTACACACGGAATACAGTTTGTCCTGTAAATATCTGTATCAAGTGTCCAGTAACGCCGTTGGCTGATTTTGTTTTCAAAGTTTCTCTCCTGGCTCAAATCCGCGGAATCGTACAAAGCGAGGAAATCTCAAACTGTATGATCCGTCTTGATTTTGTGTAACTGCGTCCGCTTCAACTTCAACCACCCGATCAAGAAGCTCATTGCGAGCGGCCCAATACTCATCGCGATTGCTATCAGACAAACCGCTACCAACATTAACACGAATAGTTCTGTCATTGTCAACTCCTTCACAAATTATAGCACCTAGGCGGCCTAGATTGCGACCAGTACCTTCTTCAAATCCCACAATGTTCAAATCCACTGTGATTGTGGGTTTCCATTTCATCCAAAAGTCTGAACGTTTGCACTCGTAAGGTGCATCCATGCTCTTGATCATGATGCCTTCGTAGCCTTCTTCTACACTAGCTTCAGCAAATCGGCGCATGACATCATGACCTTCTGCTGTGTCCAAGTCCACATCCATACCAGGCATCACACGCACACAACCGTTTTCTGGTAAAAATGCTTGGGCACGTTTCAAGAGGTCAATGCGTTTGTGTTGCTGTAGGTTACAGAAGCCTTCTCGGAACTCGCTCAATGGTAAAATGTCAAACACATGATATACCATGTCTGTAGTTTTGGCATCTCGTTTGCGTTGTGTTTGCTTCATCAAGTCCTGAAAGTTCTTGCCCACAATTTCGCCATCCAACACAAACTGTCCGCCAAAGGCAGAATCACGCTGGAATGCTTTGCGATGTTCTTCAACAAAGTCTGCAATCTGTGGGAAGTTCTCAAACTCTTTACCATTACGGCTGTACAATGTACAAGCAGATCCATTCACAACTGCCAACACACGCACACCATCCAGTTTGACTTCTAGACGTTTGATGCCTCGGAGCTTCTTGGGTTGATCTGTAGAGTCTTGTGCCAGTTGGCAACTGAACACTGGAATCTTCCATTCAGTTTTGCCCACTACTTTGTTAATGGTCTTTTCAGAGATGCCACATCTCAAGTCCTTGATCAACACACGACGGGCTAGGCCATTCCACTCTTCTGAGTCAAACATTTGACTGCAAGTTTCGATTGCCTCTCTTGCACGATTGCCAGTGATGCTACGAGTACGTAGACTTTCTAACAAGGCCCAAAATCCTGGCCAATGATTTGGTTGGCCAGTCAAACCCTCAGTCTCAGGCACTTGCCGGATGCCAAACACATAGAAAGGATTGTAGGCTTGATAGCAGTTGAACAAGAAAGCCTGTGCGTCAGCACTGCCTAGTTTGGATGCCATCAAAGCCTTTTCAATTGTTTTTTCTTTGTGTATGCGGCTGTCCGAGCTTTCTAGATCGCGGATCCAACCTGCTGCCATTACACCCGAGAACCTTGGGTCTGAGAAGTTTGTTTCATTCATATATTTACTTTGTTACCATGAACTATTATAAAACACTTTTAAGCCCATAAACAACTCGGCTCGGGCATTCTTGATAAACTCAAGATCGTCTTTACGGTAGTGGTCGTCTGCATCGTTGCCAAAAAAGAATCCCGAGGTGCCGGGTAGTGTGCCAGCAATAACATCGAGCTCTAGAATTTCCAAGTCCTCGTATGTTAGCTCAAGTTCGTCACCATTGAAATCACCTGAGTTGCCTTTTGCTTCCCACAACTGTTGCATCCAACCATGAAGGTTAGGATGCTTGCGCCAGTAAGCAATCTCACGTGGCTTGGTTACAGGCGAGGTAAATTCTTTTGTTTCATTATCCCAGCCAGCGGCATCGTAATACTCTTTTTGTTGGCCTGCACGAGCGGCCACGTATGCATACATATCAAGACCCACGTCTAACTCCTTTTTGATACTGGTACTCGCGCTTGAGCCACCATTTGTATTTTGCAAAATATTCTGGCATGGTCATTCTAGGCTGACCCCAGCCGTCGTTCTCTTCACAATTGTCTCGCCATACATCAGCAAGCCAGGTACGAAATGTCTTGATAGTCATGCTGCCTCCAGCATGTTGGCCGGTACATTGAACAAGCCGCCAGGTGTGTTAACTAGCACAAATTTAATTTTGACTTTGCGCACGGTACCAACGTATGTTAGGCCGTTGCGATTACTGGTAAACTTTACAGAGTCACCAATTGAAAAACTACGTTTCTTTTGTTGGGTGAGTTGCGCACGAGCAAACTTCACAGCATCAATCACCGTAGACAGTTCGTCATTGGTGAGATTACCAAACATGATAGCAGAGTTAATTTCTTTGACATTCATTTCAGGCTCCTTTTAGTTACTATACAAGTATTATAGCAAAATGGGATTTATTGGTCAATCAAACTTATACAGTTTGGTTTGCTACAAGTCGACGGATACGAACACCCATGTCTTCGGGAGTGTCACCTTTGCCTGTGAGCATGAAAGCCACATGCTCTACCATGTCAGCTTGTTTGAACTCCAGGTCAATACCCAAGTTCTTGAACACCAGGTTTACTTGTTTGAGAGTTTCGACCACTGTGTCATGAACGATAGTGCAATTCTCGTTGTCAATCTCGTCATCGCAGTAGCCCATGTCTTCTAGCAAGGTATTGTAGGCACGTTGGTCGTCCATGATACAGAACTTGCCAAAAGCCTTGTTGAGCTCAGGGTCATCAAAGTCCTCAATGTGCTCACCGATGTCGTTGCTGTCGATCCAGTTCAACTCGGTCTGTTTAGTGTATGTACGCATTGTTGGCTCCTTTTAGTTACTATACAAGTATTATAGCAGAATGGGATTTATTGGTCAACCGAATTCGTACATGTATTGAGCCACTGTAGGATCCAGTTTCACAAGGTCTTTTGCGGCCGCTGTGAGTTCACGATAGCGTCTGTTAACTTCTGCACGGGGCAATTCGCCATCGCAAGAAAGATTCTCTGGGCTCAGATCCGAATCAATCATCTCAGCCACACGCTTGCGGCCTGCGGCAGTTTGAATTTCATACACGGGTTCTGTACGCTGACCTCGGAACAGGGCGGCATAACGGTTTTTGTTGTCAATAAATGTGGTAAGTGCTCGCATCGCTAACTCCTTTTTAATTACTATACAAGTATTATAGCAAAATGGGATTTATTGGTCAACCAAAAAAATGTGGCAAAAAAGCCACATTTTTGAGTACATTTAGAGTTATTCCCTACTTACCAGCCGCTACCATCGCCGCCACCTGCTCCACCGCCACCATCTCCGCCACCCCCATCTGCACCACTGCCTGGGCCATCAGCTGAGGCTGCAGCCGCGGCTGCATCACCTGCCGCATTGCCACCTTCAGCGGCCCCATCATCGGAAGAATTAGAAGCATCATTAGAAGCGTCAGCATCTGCCGAAAAGCCTCCAGCATCACCGCCAAAGTCTGTGGCTCCATTGAGTACTTGGAATGCTTTTGTAAATGGTGTGATACTAGCAAAGGTAACAGTAAATTCAAAAATACCAGCTTGAAGAGCTGTTCCAGCCACGGTGTCTTGACCATTGGCATCTGTAGTGCTTGACCCCGAGGCCCAGGGTAATGTGTAGGTGTACGCAGTAGACGGAGGGCCGTTGACTACCAGTTGTAAAGTCTGGCCTTGATACACAATATCAATGTTGCCTGTAACAATACCCGAGTACCAACCTGTTTGTTCCACTGCGGCTGTGACTGCGACCACTGCTGGTATTACATTCACTGTGGTTGAAGCTGATGTAAACACAGGATTTACTGTTGTTTGTCCTGCACTAAAGGTCAATGTAGCTGTGCCTGTGGCACCCAAGTATGAACCTGGAATACGATACACACCGCCAAGCCAGTTTGATGCACCATCTCCAGCGGCCCACTCGCCACTGGTTCCGCCATACACCGTTCCGCCAATGGTGCTGATTAATCCAAACACTGTTGGATCATATCCTGCCAGACCCACACTGGGTCTTATTCTTAAATTCACATAAAAATCAGTATTCACCAACAACTCAGTAACCGGCGCTTGTGGGTCATATCCCAATGGTAGTGCGCTGTTTGATGCATATAGATTTAACACCGCAACCTTGACTGCAGGAGGTTCTACAGTTAGTTCAACATACGGGTCTTGAGCTTTTGCTCTTGCTGTGCCTTCGATTCCACAGGAATAGTCAGTGGAATTTGCATTGCCTGGTGCTTGTAGTGCTGGTGGTGGTGGCAATGTAATTTTGGGGTATTGTTGATTGACCAAGAGTCTTGAGACTTCAAATGGTCGGGCCGCAAGATTAGTACCAGTTACGGCTGTTAAAGCAGTGGATATTGCACCCAGAACCCTGGCCCCGCCAACGCCTGACGTTATGTCACCAACTTGTGCGCCAATTCTAGCCACAGGAAATCCTGTAGTATCGTCAGACTCAGGCCATACACTGGGTACAATATTATCGTGCTTGATACTCATGCTTTGTCCATTATTGAGTTGTTACGACCTTCTCTTAACGCACCAAGCACAGCTTGACCTGATTGCGTACTGGCATCTGCTACTGCAATCAAGAAAGAATTCTGTCCACCAATTTCACGATCCAGGCCTGCATATTGCAGTCCACTCATAAAGCTCATTGTGGCCTGTTGTCCACCTGGTACCAGATTGGCAAAGTCTAGTCCGGCACGAGTTTGATTGTCATATTCATATTCATACTGAATACAGATAGAATTAAAACTGTTGTTCAATGATGTGGTATGCGATGGATATGCTGATATCAGTGCAGAAATTTCTGCATTAGCTGCCGGTATTAAGCCTGTGGTAAATGCATCATCTCCCGAAGCATACACACCGGCAGCAGGACCAGCAGGAATAGTAACCGGCCCTGCATTAGGACCATATGTTCCAGATACCGTGGCCAACATTCTTGCATAAATGGTGTTCAACGTTGCTACGTTCATGTTGGCAATCACAGCCGACGTATTTTCTAATGCATTCTGTGTTTTTGTACCTATAGCAGTGCCAAGAAAATCCTGCATGGTAAATGTGCCAAACTCACCTGTGCCGTTGGCAAATGTGTTTTTGTAGTAACTGGTCACTGTGTCTGGCACAGGCTTGGTTACGTTTTCAACTAGATCAAGACCTTTGAGTGTTTCCATGATTATCCTAACAATGCCGCTGCCAATTGCGGTGCAGTAATGGTAGAGATTCCAGTGACTTGCTGAAGGCTAGACTGGAATGCTTTGTTGGCCACTGCTTGATCTGGCGGAATAATCTTTGCCAATTCGTCGCAGCCAGCAGGTAAAACGATAGCTGTGCTGTCATTGAGTGCTGCCTGAATAGCAGGATTCACCGCACCGTCAGGTTCAAAAATCAATATGCTGGTACTGCCTGGTGATGGTGGTGTGTTTGGATCAATCACTGTGCTAGGTGCTGTGGATATCACAGTCATGCTGGGCCAACTGGTTGGGAATATTTTTTTCAAGTCCAACAAGTCTCCTAGATTTGCAATGTCTGGAATCACAGCATCTAGTATGTCCAACGCATAAGTCAAACAGTCGCCATCAATGGCCACCATGGCAGCATAGGCTCGCTTCTGCAGTGTGTTAAATTCATTTTCAGTGGGAGTACGTTCACTGGCTTCGGGGGTGGCCAGTAAAATGATATCACTTTGTGTTAGACCATATTCTGCTAGTTTAGTAGCAATACAACTCAGTGTGCCCGATGTGATTCCTGCTTGTTCGCTGATTTGTTGTAGTACACTTGCTGGTGTACCAAAGTCTGCTAGCTTGCCAAGATTTAACAAGTTACCACTCTTGGCTATATCTGCACCAAAACATTTCAGTGCCAAGTTGGCCGCAGTAAGTTGTCCTGTGATTAGATCATTCATTGTGGTAAATGTAGGACCAAGATATGTTGTGGCATTGACTGCACTGCATATCAAATCGTTTGCACTTTGTCTATATCCTGACGCAATCTGAAATATCTGACAGAACTTGTCTACACTACCATCACCAAGATACATGGCGGCATTGTTGGCCACCAGATTGCCAAATCCGCCAGGTTCGCTCACGGGTATCAGTACATTGTTGCCGGCATATGAGCCAGGCACACTGGATCCCAGAGCAGGACATGCGTTGCTGGCCAAGGTCTTTAGTGTGGTCACAATGTTGGCGCTGATGCCAAAACCTGGTGCGGCTGCAATAGCACTGTTCAAATTAGAAACAAAACTAATAGAGTTGTAAGAGCTTACTGCATTGGTCAATGTAGCAGGAACTGCAATGCCTTGATTGTTTAGTAGGCCGGCGCCAGCAATCAACTGCAAAGGAGTGTATGTTCCTGGTGTTGAAAATCCTGTACCGGCCATTATCCTGCCCTTACGTTGCTACTGCCGCCGGTGCGGGTGTGGCCACAGGTGTCAGCATTGCCTGTGACACTGATGGGTTTGCCTGCTACTCGCACAGTGCTTACCCCACCTGCAGTCTGCGGACCACTGTGTGCTTTTTTACCATGTTTGCTCACAGCCAAGCCAATCACAGCCGTGGGCTTGCCGTTGGTGCGTACCGAGCCAATGCCCGATGTTACTACACCACCACCCGAATCTGAATCACCTTGTCGCTGTACTGCTGGCATATTATCCTAGTATGAGTTTTTTCTCTGGTACTTTGATACCAGTTGTTGCTTCTAGATATTTCATTTTAACTGAGTCATCAGTCTTGGATACCAAAGAAACGCTATTAGTATTTAATCGAATTTCTTCCTTGGGATCTGCGGTAAACAAACTGGGCACAAGTCCCATGCCCTGTGGTCCAGGAGCAATGCTCACAGGTTCTTCCAAGATCAGCCAGTCTCCCCCGGCTTGTTTGACCTTGGCAACCATTTCTTCGCCTGAGTTCATTTTGAATGTGTATACCTGATTGTGTTCGAGTGCTAGTTGTGTCATTAGACGCTTTCTGTTAGTTTAGCTTTGAGTTCTGTAAATCCTCCCACAAGTTCTCCATCAAGGATAATCTGTGGTACTGTTCTGGCTGAGGGGATTGCTTCTAACAATTCTTCTTTGGTGTACCCGTCTCCGATCTTGCGTTCTTCAAACGGGATACCTTTTTGTTTTAATAATGCCTTTGCTTGATCGCAATAAGGGCAGTGGTACTTGCTCCACACAATTGCTTGCATATTATTTTCTTTCTTTTGATTTATCGTAGGTCTTGGCAAAAATGTCTGTTTTGACAACACCGTAGTCGCCAGGACCGTGTTTGACAATGTAATCATTGCCTTTGGTGTACTCTAGATTGCCCCATGACGCTTTAACAATACCGTCATGGTCAGCAAGTCTAGCCACCTTCATGATCTTTTTGGGTGTGGCAGTGCCATCGCCGTTGTCGTCATAGTAGGCTGAGAACTTGATGGGACTCACGGGATACTTCTCGCCTTTGGGGCCAGTAATAATCTTGTGTCCCACTGTGTAGGCCACAGGACCTTCTAGTGTGTCAACTGTGCCGTTGTCGGTGGCTGTTTCATAACTGATAGGTGTT